ATCTATTGCTAATCCTAGTAATACAGATAGAATTGTTACTACAGGTCGTTTTGAATTTAATGGTAAAACATGTTTTATACGCAACAAATTAAATCAAAAGAAATTAGAATTAGTAAACATTGACGGCGATGTAGAACTTGATAATATCGGTGAATACGATACCGGTACAGGCGTAGTACTTTTACAGGGATTTAATCCAGTTTCTGTTGAAGGTGGTTCGGTACTAAAGGTATCAGCTACACCTACTAATCAAAGTACTATTCGTCCTTTAAGAAACTATATTATTGATATTGATCCAGAATTATCTTTCGCTCAATCTCAAATCGATTATCAAAACACTCAGTTGACACTGTAAAATGACACATAAACTAGAAGACGTAGGTCGTAGACAAATTAATTTTATTAATAGAAGTGTCAGGGAAGTTATCCCTGAACACTTTACATCTGACTATCCAGATCTAGTTAAATTCTTAGAATACTATTACGATTTCTTAGATTCAGATGGTCAGTCATCGTTTAGTACTGAGATACATCAGCTTTTTACTCTTAGAGATATTACAGAAACCCCAACAGAATACTTAAATAGTTTAATTGGGGAGCTTGGTGCTGGTCTACAAAACGGTGATAATTTTACAAATTCTAGATTTACTACTCGTAGATTTGCAGATCATTATAGAAACAAAGGATCAAGATTTTCAGTAGAAGAATTCTTTCGTGCATTCTTTCAACAAGATGTAGAAGTACTATATCCAAAGGTAGATATCTTTACTGTAGGAAGAGATGCTATTGGATATAACTCTCAGAAGTATATTCAGGATTACGGAAGATATCAAATATATTCTATTCTTTTAAAAGTTGGGCTAGGTGTTCCAACCTATAGAGAATTATATAAAAAGTTTGCACATCCGGCAGGATTTTATTTTGAGGGTATTGTTGCAGTAGAAGGCGAAGCAGATCTTGGCTTTGACAATATGCCTATTGCATTGGCCGATTCGGCATTTGTTACAATTATTAGTGAAGCTACTCCAACATTTACTACTCTATCAGAATTTACTGGACTTACGGATTCGGAGGGTGTACCAATTAGATATAATATTCAGCAATTGGCAAATCTGTATTCGTCACTTACAGCTCAGCAAATTAATAATTACTATTCATCGATTGCTGAATTTATTGATCCTAATTCGTTTACCCTTGATGATAGTGATTTAAATAATACCCCGAGACTTTCACTTTCACTTGAAACATTAGATAATAATATGTTCACAAGATACGTAACTGACTCGGCTTACTAGTATAAATAGTATTAAAGTTTCTATATAGGATAGAACATGACAAGACAAAACCTTAATATCGGTACAACTGCTAATGACGGAACAGGTGACACTCTTCGTCAGGCTGGTACTAAGATTAATCAAAACTTTGTAGAGATCTATAAAAGATTTGGTGGTGATAGCAATGCGCTAATGCCAGGAATTCAATTTGATAGTGATGGTATTATATTCGAAGGTTCGAGTATTGATAACTTTGAAACACGTCTTGTTGTTGAAGATCCTACTGCTGATCGTATAGTAACTATTCCAAATTATACTGGGGAAATTATTGTCGATAGTGCTACACAAACATTAGCTAATAAGACATTAAGTGATCCACACTTAATTCATCCTGATATTTTAGATTCAGCAAATGCTACTAATTATTATGCTATTATACCGAATAGTAATATATCAAAAATTATTAATTTAAATTTACCTAATCTTTCTGATAGTGATACATTTGTAACAAATACTTCAGTATCAGTTATGACAGGCAAGACATTGTCAGCACCTACAATTATTGCACCTACTATTGGTAGTAGGATCGATGATTCGAATGGTGCAGAACTTATTAAATTAACTGCTACCGCATCGGCTACAAATGAAATTACTATAGCAAATGCGGCTGCAGCTTCAGGACCAACTATATCATCAACTGGTACAGATACAAATATTAATTTAAATATAAGTAGCAAAGGTACAGGTGCGGTACGTACTTCGAAGCTAGGATTGGTACATGCTACTCAAACTGCTGACGGTGCTGTTAGTACTTCAAGATCATTTATTATCTTTAGTAAATCAACAGCTTTGGCAGCAACTCTGGCAGATGGTACTGTTGTTGGAGAGATGAAAATACTAATTAATCAGAATTCAGGTTTAGCAACTGTTACACCAACTAGTTTTTCACAAGGTACTTCCTTCTCAATTGCCCAGTATGGTGCGTGTCAAATTATATGGTCAGGAAACGACTGGTATATGGTTTCTGATACCTCTGCTTCATATATTACGATTACTTAATAGGAAATTAAGATGGCTGCAATAGTAACAAATCGATTGAAAAAACAATTACTTGATACCGTATATAACGAAATTACTGGTGCTAATGATAGGTATTATGTCGGTGTTGGTCGTTCAGAGCAATGGGACAGTGCTGATACAGTTGTTAATCCAGCAAATAGTCTGAGAGCAGAACGAAACTTTAGAATGGCTTGGCAGTCGGTAAAACGAGTTGCTGATGTTTCATATGTTATTCCACGTTACAATTGGTCAACTGGTACAGTCTATAATGCATGGGATGATGATCTTTCTGGTACACCATCAAATGCATATTATGTTTTGACAGAAGATAACCAAGTATACGTATGTCTTAAGGCTGGTAAGACTGCAGCAGGTATTGCCGTAGCATCTACTGTTAAGCCTACCGGTACTGCTACTAAACCATTTAGAACTTCTGATGGATACGTATGGAAATTTATGTATGGTCTATCTGGTGCAACATCAAGTAAATATCTTTCAGCTAACTTCCTACCAGTAGAATTTGTTAGTGACTCTTCAAATTCACCAGCTATTAATACGGTCCAGCAGCAACAAGCAACTATACAAGAGGCAGCTTCAAAGGGACAAATATTAGGTATTTTTGTAAGCAACGGTGGTACAGGATTTACATCTGCACCAACGGTTACTATTCGCGGTGATGGAACAGGTGCGGCAGCAACAGCATTTGTATCAGGTGGTTCAGTTGTTAAAATCGAAATGGATTCATCACAAGATAGTACAATGACCATGGGTCATAGCTATAACTATGCAGATATTACCTTAACAGGTGGTGGCGGATCAGGTGTAGTAACACGTGCTATTATTGGTCCAGATTCTGGTATGGGCTATAATGCTATTAAAGATTTAAGATCTTCCTCTATTATGTTTAACGTTAAACCAGCCGGTACTGAAGGTAAGGATTGGATCGTTAATGATCAGGATTACCGTCAGGTTGGATTAATTAAGAATCCTAAGAGTAACAATGCATTCGATTCAGATTATACTGCAAACACAGGAAGAGTATTAAGATATCTTTTGTTAACATCAGCTGCAGATGCTGCTACATTTACGAGAGACGTAACTGTTATCGGTTCGAACTCTGGTGCACGTGCAGTTATTGATGATATAGATAGTGACAAGATGTATGCACACCAGAATGAAACTACAGGCTTTGCATCATTCAATGAAGGTGAACCTATTACAGGTGGTGGTTCAACTGGTACTTTAATAAGTGCTGGGGCAGATGCTGATAACGATGCCTTCTATGATGATGATGTAAATAGATTTAGCGGCGAATTACTTTATCTTGAAAATAGAGCGGCAGTAGCAAGAACCGCTGACCAAACCGAAGATATTAAAGTTATTATTACACTATAAGGTAAAAAAATATGGCGACCCTACTTACTAGCGCAACCTTTTCAAATACCTACAAAGATGATTATCTGGATAGTGATGGATATTATAGAATTCTGTTTAATAGCGGAAGAACTTTGCAAGCTCGCGAGCTTACGCAGATGCAAACTATACTGCAAAAACAAATTGAAAGAATTGGAAATAATCTATATAAAGAAGGTGCGATTGTATCTGAAGGAAGTTTTAGTCCTAACTCTAAATACGAATTTATTAAATTAAATACAGCAACGAATTCTTTACCAGCAAACTATATTGGTTTGGTTGGTACTTCATTTACAGGACAAACTTCCGGTGTTATTGCAAAGGTGCTGGAAGTTGTTCCGGCAGCTGGCTCAGACCCCGCTACATTGTATGTACAATATACTAGTACACTTGCTTCGCCTGCATCAACAGCAGGCGCTATTCGTATGCAGTCTGGTGAGAATATTAATAACGGTTCAACATCACTTACAGTACAAACGACAAATACTGTTGCCAATCCCGCAGTTGGTACAGGATATAGATTCTCTGTAGGTAGAGGGATTTATTATTCAAAGGGATACTTTATCTTTACTGAAAATCAATCAAAGATTATTTCTAAATATTCTGATGCACCTACCGCTGATATTGGTTTTAAAATTATTGAAGATGTTGTTACAACTGCTGATGATACTGGTTTATTTGATAATCAAGGATCTACCCCAAATCTATCAGCACCTGGCGCTGATCGATATAGAATTAGGCTAGCTATCTCAACAAGAGATGAAATTGACTCTGATGAAAACTTTATCCATACACATACCGTAATTAAGGGACAGGTTGCTTCAACTATTACTGCAACCGATTCATATAATATCCCAAATAAAATGATTGCGCAAAGAATATTTGAAAATTCTGGAAACTATATAGTAAAGCCTTTTACTGCTAAATTTGAATTAGATTCTTCATCTAATAACCATTTAAATCTAAAGATAAGTGATGGTATAGCAGTAGTTGAAGGATATAGAGCAGCCAAATATGTTCCCACAAATATAAGATTAAATAGAGCCCAAGATACTCTTACTGTTAATAACGATGTATCTGCTGCTGAATTTGGTAACTATGTTATAGCAACTTCTGCAAATATATACGGTCTTCCGAATATTAATACTCTAGAGCTTTATAACTTAAGATCTGCTACTGGTTATGGTGGTTCAACAATTGGTACTGCAAGAGTGAGAGGCGTTACTGAAGATGGTGCTAATTATAGATTCCATCTTTTCGATATTAAAATGAATTCTGGGCAGGCTTTCCGTGATGTAAAAAGTATTGGTACAAGCGTAACAAATTATTTTAATCCACTCCTTGAATCAAGTAAAGCGGTACTAAAAGAAACTAATAATAATACTCTACTATTTCGTCTAACAAATAGAAGACCAAGTACAGTATCAGACATAAGTCTTGCGGTTCAAAGAAGATTTACTACTACAACTAATGGGTCTGGTCAAGCAACTATTTCAGTTTCAGCTTCTGGAGAAACATTTACGAATGTAGGCGATTGGTTTTATTCAAAGGATAATGATGCTATATACACAGGGTCAGTTAGTGTTTCTGGCGCTGGAACAGCCTCTGCTACAATTAGTGGGCTTCCTGTTAGTGTATCAAATCTAGAAATCTTGGCCTATGTTAATAAAGGTACAGGCCTAGTTAGATCTAAGACACTTACTAGTAGATCTATAACAACCTCAGTTGCAACTGATCCCGATGGTATTCAGTATGTACCATTAGGGAAAGCAGATATTTTTGATGTAACAGAAATTATTAATGCAGCTGATAGTAATCAAAGTTATTCAAATAGATTTAGCTTAGATAACGGTCAAAGAGATAACTTCTACGCACTAGGTCGTCTACTCTTAAGAGGTGGAAGTTCTGCTCCAGGTGGTAATGTACACGTTAAGTATAGACATTTTACTCATGGTACTTCTGGGGATTT